AAGATGTTTTGATTAACATGCGTCGTAAAGCAGGAGGAACTATTCCTTATGCTCCAGGTACCGCATTTGCAGCCCAGGCTGAAATCGCTAAATTTTTTGAAACTTCGTTGAAACCTGAATTGGTTGTTTACGAGGTATTGGACAATATCACGAATTACAAGGAAAACAAAGCCCTGGTAATCGCCGGTACTAAACTTGATCTGAAATCGAAAGTTCACCCATTGGAACAATTGATTTTGATGAGTATTGTAAAATCGCACTCCGAAGATGTGGCTTTTGCTATGTTTCATGCCGAACGCGATAATGCTGTGTTAACTCCTATGACTTCCATGACAGGATTTTTCCCTGCATTGGACTTATTGGTAACTGCAGGTCATATTGCAGCCGGACAGGGTAACCTCGAAGTAACCGGTGCCTTTACGCTTGACCCATTGAATTTGGGTACAGATACAGCTCCTTATGATAACCTGGTTGAATTCATTGGTACGGCTAATCCTTTATTGAAATCGACTATCGGTGGAAACCCACAATTGTTGATCACATTGTCGGCATTGAAAAATGTACGTGATGCTTATCGCAATAAAGTGAACGCTTTCCAAATGCCAACCATGGTTCAGGTATTGGAAGCCTTGCGCGAAGATTCATTCTGCCCTGCATTGGAAATTGCAACGGATGAAGTTCTTGGATCAGGATCGAAAGTGGTTCTGCAAAAAGTTGGGAATATGGATTTAGGGTTCAATACTTCAAAATCTGAGAAATTTGTTCAGGTTCGTAATATCGACCGTGATCCTAACGTGGTTCAGTTCTGGCTGGAAGCAGCGTATGGTGTTCGTATCCGTGACGTACACAAAAAGATTTTCAAGACCAACGAGCAAGTGAATACTCGTATTGATTTGTCTGGAGATTATTAATCAAAATAAAGAATAAGCCGGTTACTTCGGTAATCGGTTTTTCTTTAAATCATTTATCAGTGTAACTTTTTAAAACTTTTATATATGAAAGTAAATTTAGATCCCTTAACCTGGGATGGCGGACAGGACAATATGGGCGGATACAAATCACGCTTATTGTTTATTCCTGCTTCTTCGGTTAGCGCTGCTCCGGAACTCGTTGCCATTACTGATGCTTCAGTTGATGCAGACTTTGTTACTGCAGTTGGTGCTTTTGTTTTTAAAACTGTAGGTGATACACCTAAAGTTATTGTGTGTACCGATAAAACCGTAAAATTCACCTCTGCTAATCAGGGCGAAATTGAAGGTCAAAGTTTTGCCCAGTCGGGAGAGTTCTTCCGCGCCGGTAGCAAAAAAGAATTTGCAGCATTTGCTCGTCAGGTAAATAACGTACCGGGTTATCTTGTTGCTGAAGAAATGGACGGTCCTCAGATTTTGGTTGGTCAACCTGGTTTACCATGTTATATCAAACCCGATTATGAAGGTGGTATGGCTCGTGCAGATCGTCGTGGTTATAAATTTACTTACAGTGCTGATTCTTTGGCTCCGGTTATTTACCTGGGAACTCCCATTGATATTGATGCATTGTTAGTATAATCTAAACAATATGCTAAAAACAATTCAAACATGGTTAGCTAACCCTAAGCGTTCATTCGCTGATGGGTTAGCTATCTTTGAAACAGCAGCTTCGGATGATATCAAAAAAAAATACCTTCAGTATTTCAAAGATAATCAATCGGAAGCCGGGCAATTTGACCAGGCTCTTTGTATGTTGACTAATAAGGTTGCAGCCATTGAGATGAAGATCAAAATCAGCCCGGATCAGTTCAAAGATATGACATTGGTAATTACAGGATCACCTGTAGCCGGTGTGGACGAAATTGCAGCAAAAGAAAATGAGATTGCTGAATTAAAAGCTACTATCGAAGCATTGACTGCTGAGAAATCGGAGGTTGATGAAGAAAACAGTGACTTGACTGACAATGTAGAAGAATTAGAATCTGAAATAGAAGATCATGTTGATGCTTTATCTGAAGCTGAAACATTATTGGAAGAAAAAGAAGCTGAACTGACTGCATTAAAGGAACGCAGAGGCCTTTCTATTGTTGCTTACGACAATCTTCCGGAAGATATCAAAAAACTGTACGACCGGGTGAAAGTGATCACTCCGGAGATGGCCAGTTTCCATGCTGATATTTCGGTTGAAAAATTGCATATCAAAACCCGCGAAAGTTTAGTAAAAAAACTGGTTAAGTTGGATGATGAACGTCGCGCTGCCTGGGATACGATTGACGAATGGAGCGAAGGTAAAACTGTAGAACCGGTTTTGGAAAAACCTGCTTATTCCGAAAATGTATTAGTTGCCGGTGCGCAAATTGTTCGCAGAATTGAACGGTTGAAAGAAAACCTCGTACGTTCTCAGGCTACTGCTGATAGTTCCGAAAGGGAAGTCGTCAAAGCCAATGCCGTAAAACGTATTGAAGTTTATACTGCTGAACTGGCAGAACTGGAAGCAAAGCTTCAGCCTGAAGGAGAAAAACCAAAGGATGACGAAACAACAGTTTGATCAGTTGTTTCCAGGTGCATTGCTACCGGAAACAATTGAACCTTTTATACACAAAGGAGAATGGGCAATACACGACGTATTGCCCATTTTGTTGCAGCAAATTGGTACTGCAGAAGTGAAAGTAGCAACCTTCAGTATTTCGGAAGATAGTTTGCGTCCATTATTCTTCCTGATAGAAGATGGATCTATTTCCAAACTGTCATTATTATTCGATATGACAGTAAAACGTCATAAGCTGGATATGCTGCTGTTTGCTTCCAATATTACTCCATGTATCCGGTTAGATAGCAATCATGCTAAAATCATTCTCGTACGAAGCATCGCGCATAGCTTTGGAATTGTAGGGAGTGCAAACATGAACCAGGTCCGCCGATATGAAGCCGGGTTTTATTTTACTGGAGGGAAACATTTCGATTATTTTGAAAAAATGTTTGATGAAATTTATGAGCAATCAATTCCTTATGAACTTGACGAATGACCAAATACAACAGATAGAAGAATTCGCAGCTGCTTTAATGACTGCAAAAGAAATAGCCATGTTGCTGGGACTTAATCCGGATGATAGAAATTCATTCGAGGAGATCTGTAAAAATCATGAAAGCTCAGATATATTCCTGGCATTCCAGAAAGGCAGACTACAGACAAAATTCGAACTAAGAAAAACAGTGATCAAGTTGGCCAAACATGGCAGCCCTGCAGCTGAGCCTATAGCTGACAAATATCTTCGCGAACAATTAATGTAAAATTTATGGCAAAGCAGGAAATATCAGTATATGAGAAAATTGAAAAGCATTTGTTCCAAGATGAAAAAGATGCTGAGAATTTTTTGACTCCACGGGAAATGGAAATCAAAAAGCGACTCATGCTTTGTGTGAGTCAGAAATTGAAAACACCTCTCATGCCAGATGCTAATTTAGTAACCTTTCTGCTGAATGGTTGTGGAGGTGAGTGCGATACTATTTCTAAGTCGCAGGCTTATAATGATATTTCCGGTCTTAATAAAATTATAGGATCCGTTCAACTACCAGCGAAATCATGGATCCGGTTTATGATTATTGAAGGAGCTAAAGAAGGTTTTGAAATTGCGAAAACTGACCGAGACGCCAAAGGTATGGCAGCTTGTCTGGATAAAATTGGAAAATATACCCGCGCAGATAAAGAAGATGATGATATGGATTATTCGCAAATGATTCCTCCCGGATTCGAGCCCACTGATGATGTAACCGTTCTTGACGGACTGGAGAAGATTGATAACCTTGAATATGAACGTCAGATCTTTCGGTCTATGTTCAAAGGAAATATGTATAAAATTGCTGAAGAGGCTGTAATTGAGAAGTAATGGAATATACTCAACCTACAGCTGAGCTGCTACATAAGTTTGAAGAACCTGTAAAAAAGTTCTTCAATAAAGCCCAGCGCAATGCTATGGCCATTTCAGCGCATGATGAATATATTGTAGCAGCTCGTGGTACAGGAAAATCTGAGGGTATTGATGCCCGCTTTATTCTCCGAAATGTTTGGGCCATGCCGGGTTCTACCGGTGCCCTGATATCTCCTACTTATGCCAAAGCCTGGGGAAATACGTTACCTGCTATTTGTCACGCATTGTACAGCTGGGGATATGTTGAGGGAATCCATTACTTTGTTGGTCGCCGTGCGCCTGCAGACAAAAACTTCAAACTCCCAAAGCGTATGCCATTACGTGACGCCTGGTCAAACTGTTTCCATTTCTGGAATGGAACGATCATGGTGGTACTTTCATTCAATAATGGCATGTCCGCAAACTCCATGTCGCTCGACTGGTTGATTGGCCCTGAAGCAAAGTTTCTGGACTATAACAAAATAAAATCAGAAGTTAATCCGGCTAATCGAGGAAACCGGCAGTACTTTGGTAACTGTCCCTGGCATCACAGCGTTTTATATTCTACGGATATGCCTACATCCAAGATGGGTAAATGGATATTGGATAAGAAGGAAGAAATGGATGATCAACATATCAATTTCATTCGTAACCTGTATCGGCAGATAATTGAATTTGAATTACGACCTGAGCAAAATGATTATACCCGAAGAGTAATCAAAGAATTACGTGCTGACTTAGCACTGGCAAGGCGATATCAGAAGCCAAAGAAACCAATGCCGGGGAAAGAATACGAATACACTGTATTCTATGGTGAGTATGATATATTTGATAACCTTGAGGTAGTAGGTAAAGATTTCATTTGGCAAATGTATAGGGATAGTCCGTCATTGATATGGCGTACTGCCTTTATGAATGAACGATTGTTCCGGGTTCCCAATGGGTTCTATTCTGCATTGAATGATAATCACTTCTATATTCCTGATGATAAGGATAATCTTAAACAGTTTGGTACTAACTGGAAGAAACTAAGTGCTGCCGGTTGTAATGCTGATTCAGATCTGGACTGGAAGCGACCACTTCACCTGGCATGTGATAGTAATGCAGCTATATCTACAGCATGTGTAGGTCAGGTTGACCCTGATACCAATGAGTTTAAAACACTAAAGACTTTTTATGTAAAGACACCAGGTAAGTTACAGGATGTTATTCAGGCAGTATGTGATTACTATGCACCAATGATGCATAAGGATGTTATATTTTACTATGATCATACCTTTACCTGGGAGACGGGTACCAGTGCTGAAAGTTACGCTGATACTATTATCAATATACTAACCAAGAACCGTTGCAATGTAACTGATGTGTATATTGGTCAGGCTCCACGTCATGACTGGAAGCACGTACAGATTGACCGTGCACTCAAGGGTGATACAGATCTGCTCTATCCAACGTTCAATGCAATGAACAATGAGTTACTCAAGATAGCCATGGAACAAACAGGTGTACGCCAGGGAAAGAATGGATTTGAGAAAGACAAGACTCCTGAAGCTTTAGCTGATACGCCTGACAATCCGGATGAAACTAAGACACACGTAACCGATGCCTGGGACACCCTCTTTATAGGTGTCAACTTCTTCTACACTGAACCAAACACTTCATTGGGTGGGGTTATATTCGTAGGTTCAAACTAACAACAACCTATCTATTATTCAAGGCTGGCAGTATCTGTCAGCCTTCTTTATTTGAATCGGACACCCGCGCGCGGGCGATGCGTTTTAGGGGGGGTAAATTAACATACCAGCATATTGCAGTAAAAAAGAATATGCAGGCGCAACTTCTTTTTAGGGCGTTGCGTGGTACGTACGTACACAGAGTGGAAAAAATTCCCCTCATACACCCCTTAAGAAATTTGAGAATCAGAATTTTATATTAGATTTTGAATAAAATCTAATGGAGTACCTTGTTTTATTAAATTAGTTTAACACTTCAAGAAAATCAGACTTATTCTAATTTGATTCTTGAAATGATATTTCAAAAAATAGCTGCCAAGATTAAAAGTTTTTTTTGTGAGATTAGCCAATAAATAAGCATATAAATTACATTCAATTCATAGTGATATGTTGATTTGCATAACTTAAACAGCTGTATATCATTAGATTAAATTTGCGTATGTCGCTAAATTGTAGTAATTTAGCAGAGCGAAAGGGAGAAACAAGGATTTCAACCACGCATATAATTAACAATTTAATTTATAAAGCAAAATGAAAACAAATGCAACAACTCAAAAATTAGAGCAAACAACTCCAACCATGACCATCGTTAAACCGACTTTGGCAATTGCAGAAAAAACAGAAGTTAAACCAACAGCGGAAAAAGTTGAACCAACGGAAAAAGTAAAAGAAATTATCAAGGAAAAGAAACAGCCAACACTACAGGAACTGAAAAGCCGGGCAACAATAGTATATCTTCTCCAGGAGAAGCATACTAAGTTAAGCGAAAAACGTACATCGTTGGACCGCTTCGCCATTAAACACGACGAAGATAACGCTTCGGCAATGGTTACGGATGCACACGGTGAAGAGTTTAAGAGCGCAAGCCCTAAGACAATAGGCAAGTTAATTGAATTTTGGAAAGAGGAATTTGATGAAGCGATTAACGAGGTAGAACGGGAGTTGATAAAAACTTTTGCAGCATAAAACAAAAATACCTGCAAGCGGAAACTTGCAGGTATTAAAAATAATTGCGTCTGTAAACAATTAATTTTATAAAGCGATACAAAAATATGAAAACAATATCAGAAAACAAAGAAAAACGTAAATTTTTCAGCAAAAAGAAACCAACTGAAAAGCAACTGGAAGCCATCAGGGCAAAACGTAACGAATTGAAAGAGATTTCTAAACCTATTAAAGAGCTTGTTAAACTTGCAGTTTATAATACTATTAATGAGGGTTTAGTTGATTTCTACGCAGAGCAAGGACATAAGAACCTAAAGACATTGAAGCAATGGAACGAAGCAGGAAAAAGCATAATAAAAGGGGAACACGCTTTGTTATTGTGGGGGTCTCCTAAAAAGTTGGATAAAAAAGATGAATTAACTTTCACAGAGGGAGACGAAAAAGAATCAGATTTTTATCCTTTATGTTTTGTGTTCTCTGAACTTCAGGTAATAGAAAGGAATACAGCAGCATGATAGAAAAAATATTAACCGTGTGCAGGATGGCACAGGGAAAGCGATACACACAAGGCATCAACCTAAAAGGAGATTATTTAAAAAAGTTTGGTTTCGAAGTGGGAGACATGGTAAAAGTTGAAATTCATAAAAATGAAATTATAATTACTAAGAGCAAAGCAACTGAAATGCTGACCGACTTACAAATTAAAAATCCTGCCTTACTTACTTTGTTGAACGGTTTACATTTAGAAGTAGCATGAATTTTCAAAAACACATAGAGCAGGCAG